TGTCTTCAGTCCGGTTCGCTAGGGGCTTCTCACACCCCGTCCGGCACTTTTTAAACGATACTCTCCTCAGTAATTTTTTGTAAAGTCTTTTCTGCAAATATTTTCTAACCAACCTGCAGGGATCCACAACATGACTGTCTGTTCTGACTCGTCAATCATCTCTGATCCTTCGCAGTATTCCCACTCCTGACCGGCAGGCTCGAGGTCTGAGTCACCCCACTCATCAAGCAATTCGATGTCGTATGTGACCTCCCACTCGATTCCTGCGATCTTTGGCCAGAAGACAATTGTTTCCCAAGATTTCATTCCAAACTCCCAAGGGCCGCTTATGCGACCCGATCTGCCCAAAGTTTCCAACGATTCTTCTTGGTGTCCAAGATGCCCTCGAACTCGAGGAACATTGACTTGGCCGCTTCAAAGCTCACTGCGTCAATCTTCATGCCCTTTGACTTGAGCCCTTTTGGATAAACGAAATATGTTCCGATTCTCATAATTTTCTCCCGGGAGGGACGGCTTACGCCGCCACCTCGTTCAAAACTTCGCGGTCTGCGAAAACAAACTGATCGTTGAGTTCTCTCATCAAACCCTTGCGAGAGGAACGGTCACCCTTGTCAACAGCGTGTGTCATGACAACGCTCATTGAATCTTCTTCCATCTTGACGATGCCGAGGTGTCCGCGTGAGACACATGCGCCTGAAGGGCCAGTGGTGATGTTGAGGATGCGCTCACCCTCGTAGTTGAATACCCAAAGGATTTTGCCAGAATCAGTGACGTAGAACTTTTCAGTGCCGTACTTGTCGTGGCGCTTGGCGTTCTCAGCCTGCTCTACAGCAGTGTTGAAGTCTGAAGCGATTTTGAAGTTGTTCATGTCGGTATCTCCTATTTGGTTACATATTTACTCGACAAAGAAATAATAACACAATGAGGATTGGGTGCAACACTTTTTGTTTCATAGGACAAAAAAAGATTTATTTGTCCGAAAAAAAAGGGGCAGTAGCCCCTTCTGTTAATTGGGTGAAGTACACCCCATTGGGTTTGGCTCACCCTCAACCTTGGGCCGCCACTTCTTTAAGAATCTTTTGAGTTGCAACAGATCCTTGTGAGCGATTTTCGCATCGTGCTCATTATCGCCAACAAGCATGTCGTAATGCATCCAACCGTAACCGGGCATGTACTTGTTGTGGACGTACAGTGCTTCCGACAGGATATCGAGATCCGAGTAGTCTTCAACATCGCAGTTGTCGTCTACACAGCAAACTTCAAGAAACTGGTAGCGCAACTCATCGCACTTCAGTGCGTCATGAACGATTGGGCGGTGAACTGATTTTAATACTGTTGATGCCATGTCGTGTCTCCTTAATTACATTTCATATTTACCCGACACATGTATAGTCTCACATTACACCAGCTAGTGCAACACTTATTGTTTCAGGACAAATAAACTTTTTATTGTCCTTGACGTAAAAAAAGGCCTTTCGGCCCTCTCTTATTTAATGCATTTCCCGTATCGGTACATACCGACCCAACCACCATTTGGGCATGTGACAATGCACTCGAACCCAGACTCTTTCGCATGCGCGATCGCGTCTTCGATCTTCGAGAAGTGTTTAGTCATCGAGAAGTTTGGGAAGTAAACTTGGAACATTTGTCGTCTCCTTAATTTCAACAATATTTGCGACAGGAAGAAGTATCTCATGATACCCCCGGCGTAAAGCAACAGTTTACGTTACTTTTTTTCTAACTTTTGTTTCAGCTTGAGTTTCCGCGTGAAAACGCTCTTGATTCGCTTGATGTACTCGATGGTCATGCTCGGGCCTTCCCAGTGCGCCTCTACGCGATCAACGTACTCTTGGCCGTAACGCCATGCGAGCCCGACCCTGAACTTGTCAACCGAGCCTGAGAGATACCGATTACAGTGTTTGCATTGGCCGTGTATGTTGTCGGTCCGAAAGCGTTTGTGGCTGTGCGCGCCCCTGCTGAGCATATGCCCGGCATCGTACCCACCGCCGAGTGATTCGCTCTTCAGGCTCCTGTTGCATGAGATGCAGTTGCGATCCCGGTCACGGTAGCGAACGTACGCATTTACGGCCGCCTGTGCCTCCTTGATGAACTGACCGCGCGTCTTGAGATTTTCCTTGCGTACAGCGTCTTCCTGACGCTTCTGCTTGCGGATACTAGAGCGGAGCTTGTCCGCATTTTTTGAGGTAAATTCTTTCAGGCATTCATACGAACAAAATGCCCGGAACTGAGACACGAATGTCTCAGCCGCAGGCACTTTCTTTCGGCAGTTGCTACAGCGTCTATTCTTCGCCTGCATTCTCTTTCGCCGCCAGTTGCTCTTCGACAGCCAACAGTGCGTCAGCCGCCAGAAACATCATCTGATCCTGATTGATCGCATCACACAGATCAAATTCGAGGCTCATCTCGACAACGCCTTCGTTTACGCTCGCCGTGATGGTGACGCTTGATTCAGTCTTGTCCATTCTGTTTTTCCCTTGATTTCTTGTAATGGCTTTCTTCTGGTATCGGAAGGAACACGCCAAAGTCAGTGGCACTGTATTCCCAACATTGCTCCATGAAGTGGAACATCTCACCGACCGAAAGGTCTTCAGTGTTACGCAGTTGATCCTTCAGAACCTTACTGCCGTATTCAACGTCATGTACCCCCAGAAATCGATGCTTCCACCAGATCTTGACCGTCTCTTCGTTTAGCTCTTTTCCGAGCTTGACTTGCTCGGCCGCGAACTCCCTGCACCATACATGGAACAGGGCGTTCTGCTCAAGCGACCGCCCGCCTGCCTTGATCTGCACCACACAGTAGCCATGCTCCTTACACATGGCTTCTATGTCACGCATACACTGATCGGCCATCGGCTTCGATGTGACGGTATGCTTGATCGAATCCTTCATCCAAAGAACCCGATCATGCGTCCCCAGATCGTCTGCCTGACTGGCGGAGGAGTCTCCAATGTTTTCACCCGGTTTTGTTTTCTCTGAGCCTTCCTGAGCTCCAAGATTCTCTCCACAGTCTCCTGTTCGTGAGCCTTGCGGATTCGCTTGGCGGTTACCCGGTCAATCAGGTTCATCTTGTCCTTGTGATGGAACACGATCTGCCCGACTGATTTCTTCGATCGACCTATCTCTGCGCCGATCTCTTCATCTGTGAATCCACGATTGTGTAACTCTTCAACCATTCTCAGATCTTCATTTGTGATTTTGGACATATTAGTCTCCTAGTTTCAAAAACTCGTCGCGGCTCATTTTGAAGTATTCCGCGAACTCTTCTATTTTATGCAGGCGCATGTCGTCACTGGCTCGCCACCTCTGCACCTGTTGGCGGTGAACATTGAAGTCCCGAGCCATTTGCATGGTTGTAATGTCCCGCTTTTCTTGTGCGATTTTGATGCACTTACCAACTCTTGTTTTACTCACTGCATACTCCTGTTAGACTGAGGGTGTTTCATTCGAGACAACCCTCATCGATTAGCCCGCCTTGTGCGGGCTCTTTTTACTTACCAAGGAATTTCATCGTCAACATTTGACGCTTGCTGACCTTGAGGTTGTCCAGTGGGCTGACTGCTTTTGTAGTCCTTTGGACGCACCGACAGGCTCACAATTGGAGCTCGGTCACCCTGCCCCGGCTTCTTCTTCCATCCGCTGACCCAGAATTCTTTGCCGTCGATCGTGATCGAGCCAGACAGGTCTGGATGCTTTTCAGACTCTTTCCGGTCATTGTTCCAGAGAGCGCCACGGTTGTTGTTGTCATATTCAGTCATTGCATATTCCTTAATCGTTCAGTTTCATATTGAATTGCTTCACAGGCCTTCGTGACCTCTTCAGCGAGTTTTGTGATGTAGTCCTCATCCCTGAAGACTCTTACTTTGAGCACCGGCATTGTTTCGTGATAGGACATGAAGTCCCACCATTCACGGCCGGTAATCCACAAACAGCCCATCACTTGCTGTTTATATTTAATAGGCAACGTGCCACCCCGTAGGTATGCCACATGCGTGTGCGGAGCGGGACACTTGATCTCCAGTCCACCATCCACACCAACCAGTCCATCAGGACTAACACCGCACTCCATCGTGTCGTGCTTACAGAAACCTGTCTCGACCACAGTGAGTCCTGTTGAGAGCTCAAAATATTCTCTGGCGATCGGCTCGAGATCTGTGCCTCTTTGCATCCATTCATTGACCTTCACCTCTGTAGGGCGATCTGTTAGCAATTCTGCTACCAACTGATTGATGTACCCGTCAGCACTCGTAGAAGGCTTCCCAGACGCCGTTATCAAGTTAGAGAACCCTGACCCACTAGGACAGCCCAGACGGCTCTGTAGCCACTCCTGCGTTCCCTGTTCGTGATTTATTACTCTCATCTTGCTTGCCCTTTTTAAATATTCTTTCGTAGTTGCTCTCGAATCTTGCTTTGTCCACCGGACGCGGCTTGCTTCCCTTTCCTGACATGGTTGCCCCTCATTAACCAACAAGCGGCACACTCCAAGACCCCACTGACACGAATGTCAGCAGGGTTGCCGCAATGCTTACAAGGTGTCGTCATCGATGATTTCATCTGACACCGCCGTTGCTGACTCCATATCAGCGATCTTTTTGGCAAGCATGTTGTAAGCCTGCTCAAAGTGAGACTTAGGCAACTCTGAAACTGCCTTGATCTTGTAGAAGCCCAAGAAGCGACTTGCGTCAGTTCCTGAGTAGTCGATCATTTCGTTCAACTGCTGAGCCTGAGCCTTGTCGATCGGCTGTGACTGCTCTTCCTTTTCAGCAGATGGAATGTCTTCACCTGCGTAGATGTAGAACCCGAGGCCGAACATTGCCAAGCACTTAACAAGACAGCGCATGCGAGCATCTGAAATGTCGCGTGAGCTAGGGTTAATTATCGCTTTATTGCGATTATCCATAACAGGCAACCACATTGTGCGCGTAGCGACTTCTTCGCCTTCGTGAATAGTGAGGACGCACTCAACCATGACAGACTCGTCATTTTGTGCGCGATCTGAGAAGACGTAGTAAGCCTCTGGGTACTTTGACATGAGCGTAGACCAAGCCCAAGTCCAAGACAGGTAAGAAAGTTGTCCTTTCTTCTGTACATTCTCGTTGACGTTGATTGGCGAAAGGTCAGCCCAGATGCGGGCCATGAGTGTTGCTTTAGACATATTGTTGACTCCTATTGATTAACAACAGGAGCTATTTAAACACTTCTTGTTTACAGATGCAACACTAAGTGTGTGCTAAACCAACAGGACATATATTTCTTGCCACAAGTCCATGCTCTTTGTGGAAGATCAGAGAGTGCATCTCACGGGCCGCAAAGTAGCCTGACTTGGCATGCCATGCGTCTGACGGTGCGAGCGTGTTGAATGACTCCACCTTGCACCCGGTAAACTCTTTGACCGTCCTGTGATGGATGTGTCCAGTAATCCAGTGGCGGTGTCGTGTCTGTCCCCAGTCGGATGCCCAGAGGTGCGCCATGATGTTTGGGAGCTCCTCCATCTTCGCACCATCGCCATGGGTAATGCCGAGCATGACATCGTTGAATCGGTACATCTGATAATGGCCGGGGTCTTGGATGACATCCACCCGCGGCTCGTTCTCAAAGTACAGCGCCAGTGACAACTGGATCCAGTGAGTGGAGTCAGGATCGTGGTTGCCGGCCGCGTTGAATACCGTGACCTTCTCGTGCTTCTCGAGCATGCGCCTGACCGCGTGGATCATCGACCACACGAACACCTTGATGATTCGGTAGTAACGACTGTCAACGTCCAGTGCGTGGCCGTGGCCGACCGTTTTGTTTGACCTGTTGTCTGTGTGCAGGGCATCGCCTACGTTTATGAAGAGAGCTTCTTTAGTAGGAGGAGCGGCCTGCGTAAGATAATCGACAGCGCCCTGCATGACGCGGTACGCAATTTCCGAATCGAAATCAGCAATTTTAGTTTCATCTTGGTGAGCCAGAGAGCCAAAATGAGCGTCCCCCATGACCATCGTATGCAGGCAATCCTCTTGTATGAGGCCCATGTGTTGGACAGGCTCTGAAGTTCCTCTGTATTCCTGTAGTGCATCCTTAATGCCCTCAATGATTATTCGTGCTTGTGCTTCCTTGTCTGCCTGAGTCTTCACCCACTGCATCATCATTCCCTTTTCCTTGTGGTACAGGGTTGATGTGCCTTTCAGTGAAAGTGATTCAGGGATGATGTGAGTCAGGTCATGCTCTGGCGAATAGCCTCGCTTTTCGGCATTTCTTCTGACTCGTGCAATCGTGTTAGATATTGTCCCAGTGGATTTATCGAGAGCCTTCGCGGCTCTCTTATAAGATCCAGTGTCAATTACTGCTTGAACTGTTGCATGCTGTTCTTCTGAATTACAGAACTCCAATAACTTTGGATCAATCGACATAATTCCCTCATCATATGTCTAGCGCATCCGTTGCCATCGCATTTGACAGCGTCTTGGCGCGTTGCCCAACTTGCTCTGCCCACCTTGAGTCGAGCATCTCTATTGAAGCCTCTTCAAACGATTCCGCCTCGATCAGAGCCAGAGTGTTTTTAAACTTCAGCAGTGTTGGAGTGCCGATATTGAACGCCATGTCCAGAAGCACTCTCTGGCGCACATCGCTCAAATTGCGCCACCACGGTAACGCATTGTCCAGTTCTTGTGCAACCCGTAAAATGTCGTTATCTAACAAGTACCTAGCTTCTTCTTCTGTGATTCCGATGTCTTCGATGTTGCGTCCGACACCAATAGTGATCTTCCCGGCTGTACACTTGTATGGCTTGAGCTTCAGCCCTTCGTGCAAAATCAGTTGGTCTTTCAGTGCTTCAATATCCATGTCTTCAAACCTCACTACTTTGTAAGTCCTTTCTGTTTCTCATATGTTCTCAGCCCTCCAAGGCCGAGCATCCCCATTAAAACTGTCATGAGCGACCCCATATCGAACTCAGGGAGCGCAGGTATTTCGACACCAGATATGCCAACTCCAAAGAGAATAAGTGGAGCAAGCACAAAGTGGTATGCAAGCGCGACTCCACATGTCCAACCCACGAAAGGACGCCATCCAGATACAAAGACTGATTTGTGTTGGGCTTCTGCTTTGTTGACCTCGACCTGTGCCATAGCGGCATCGTGAGCCTGCTTTTCAGCCAGAGTCGCAATTTCGTGAGCCAATGCATTTTTCTGGTCCTTATCTTCGACTACCTTATCCAGTAGCCCGCTCACTGGTCCTATCAGCCTTCGGTTTTCTGCCGCACTTATCGCATCGCGCTGTTGGCCTGAATATAAGTTCCGAGCCACAGTCGGTCTTGTATACACCTAATGTGTATACATAACCGCAGGTCTTCACTCAGTCGTCCTCGTACGGGACCATGGCGAGAGCCAGTACCGTAATCAACAAAATCATAAAACAGGCCGCCCCTATCACTTCTTCGCCGCCATATTGCTGAAGCCAAAATACGCGCCAATGATTACAGAAATACTACCGTAGTAGATCGTAGACATATCTGCGAGCAACGTAGAGGCTCCTGACAGGCCGAACGCTTCTGTGGCGACTACAGAGAAGGGAAACAGCAAAATGCCGCTTGCGGCCATGTATGTGATGCGCCTCTGAGCGTCACGCTTGGCATCAGAATCGTCAATCTCGCGTCTGCGATCTTCAAGCATCAACTCACGCTCTTCTGGATCCAGAACGCCGTTGTTGTTCATGTCGTACTTTTGCATCTCTTCTGTCATTTTTGCTTCTCAAATTCTCAATAATTGATAAAGGTAAGCCTCACTTCGACTTCTTCTTTGGCTTCTTGGCCGTCTTTGCCGCCGCCTTAAATGCTGACGCCTTGGGAGCGCCTTTCGTCCCCGGCTTACGCATCTTCTCTTTCGAGCCTTCCTTGATCCGCTTACGCTTCGCGTGGATGTTTGCGTACAGGCCCGCCATTACGACAACTCTTTGGCCAAGCACTTGCCTGCCGAAATGCATGAGCGCGGGTTAGGACAGCGACTGCATGGCATGAACTCTTTCTTCATGGGCTTGCTCATTTTCTTCATTGGCTTCTTCATGATTTCTTCCTTTTCTTTTTGGCCTTGTTGGCCGTATTAAGAGCGATCGCTACAGCCTGCCTCTGGGGCTTACCTGCTTTCATCTCCGTCTTGATGTTCTTCGATATGGTCTTCTTCGAGTAACCTTTCTTGAGCGGCATTACCACTTAACCTTATGTGACCAGAACTTTGCACTGAGCTTGCTTGTGGGCTTACCCTGTGCATTGTGCCTTGCGTAATACGACTTGCGCCGCGCCTTGTCCTTTTCGCTCTTCGGGTTCTTGCCCGCACCTTTCACTCCCTGCTGACCAAATCTGATCAGTTTGATGGTGTCCCCTTCCTTGGCCAGAACTGCGTGTGACTTCTTTGGATGGCTTGGCGTCCTCTTTGGCTTGTTGTAGCCGCTGAAACGCTCACCCCTGTATTCAATCGCCATGTTGTTTCCTACTGCATCTCAATGCGGTCTGACTGGATGCACACCGCCTCATAATTTATCTTCGGCTGTGGTGCAGATTGCAGTACAAGATCGCGCGCCTCAAAGCATTTGTTCATCGTGGAGAAGAAGCCTTCCGGCTTGACGTAGTACCTGTTCTCGGCAATCGCAATAACAAACAGCACCCAGATCGTCATCTACCTTCCCCTAAGAGATACCATCCAATAAACCATATATGCGGCAATGCCCACGGCAGTGAAAACGCCAAGCACAGCACCAGTAATAACAAGTCCATTCTTAATGGCTTTTTTCTTAGCCACTCTTTTAGCTTCGTTACGTTTCCGCTCATTCTCGCGCATCGTCTTTCTGTTTTCGATGAACAGCGCCCAAAAGGCTTCCATGTCACCGTCAGCCGCAGATTTCTGCAACTCATCCTTGGCGTCTGCAAGTTTGGTGAGGTCTTTGCCCATCGCGCCGACTGACTCGACATGGCCTGCAAATTCTTTGATTGCACCGATGGCTTCGTTTGCTATTTTGATGGCCGCAATGGCCTCAAAGATCATTTCCGGTTCTTTGGTGACGTATTCTTTTGCGATTTCTTCTCTGGTCCGGTTTAGCAGAATGCTGAGACGCTTAATCTCGTTATGCATTGTGCCGCCTACAAATCCAACAAGCCCGAGCGCGCCTGTTAAAACAATATTCCAGACCATCATGTCCATTGTTAGTACGTTCCTTTCCAGACGCGAAATTTGTCAAATTCACCAGAAAGAATTTTGCGCTTGAAGACTTCCTGCCTTGCATGCACATCATCCCACTTAACGCCCGCTTCCTTCAGCCACTCGTTCACAAGCGCCCTTGGGACAGTACCAATAACTCGGCTTTCACCGACAATGCCACCGTTTGTTGTTTCAGATGTCATTTTCGCAATTTTTTCTGCTCCCGTGAAGTCATGAGTCTTCTTGTGGATGAACTTATTTTCCACGGGGTCATAAATAAGCTTTTCAGATATCTTCATCAGACACCTCAGTCGGCGGCAAAACCACTTCGACTTTCTTGCGTGGCTTGCGAGCCGGCTTGGGCTTCGGAGCTTCCACATGCGGCTGTATTCTCACGCCATTCTGCTTGGCAACTTGATCTGATAATTCGACAATATCGCCGCGCTTATACTTCTGCCCGGCAATGAATAATGTTCCAACTACAACTTCATACTTCATATTTTCCGCCCTTAATAGCAGAAAGGGGCTTTCGCCCCTTCCTTGTTACTGTAGTTTTTAAGATACAGTGTTGTCAGCAATGATTCCTGATGCCTTTTCGTTGCGGCATACAAGAGTCAGTTCAGTGATAACCTGACGGCGAGTAGAGTCACCAGTCTTGGCCAACGCAGTGTTCTTTGTTGGACGCAATACTGCAACTTCCCACATATCGCTCTGCATGATGAATACATCGCGTGAACGATTCTCGCGAGTAGGCATGAACTCTACGCTACCCCAAGGGGTCATGTAGGCTGTAAGCAGATTAGCGATTTGGCCATCAGCCGCGCCGATAGTAGAACGCTGATTGTTGTTACCAACAAATCCGAGTGCCTTGTTCATCTGGAATGCTGACAAGTAGACAGTGTCTGGCTTGGAGCCTTGTTCCCAACAGGATTGCATTACAGCGTCAAACTTAGTCTGGCTGAAATCAGTCAGCGCAGTAGTTTCGTCTGTACGCGCGTCAGTGCCATCACCAGTAGGATCTGCACCTTCGTTAGCACCGAACACAGTGTTGGTGATCATCCAAGCAGGAGCGCCTGCCAATTCACGGGCAACAGATGAGCTACCTGCCGCGCGAGCGTTGTTGTCGAAAAGTGCTTTTTCGATATCGAGCTTCTGCTCTTTTGCGACCTTCAATACTTCGTATCCCAGGGTCTTAGCGCGGCCTACCTTGTCCAAGCCTTCATCTGTATCTGGAACAGATACTGCATTCTTGAAGATCTGAGTGTAGTTTCCAAGGCGCGTAGCGGCTGTGCGAGCTTCGGCGTCTGTGTCAAAACCTTCAACGTGCGCGTTTGCGGCACTTTGACGTAATGAGTCAGTCATCCACTCGTGGAAAGTGTTAGTCGCCTTTGTCTTCTTAGACGCAGAATAGAAAGGAGTCTCTTCTGGAGAGATGTTAGTGATTACGTCCGAAATGTCCTCTTTTATGGAATTTGCGAAATCGTAAGAATCAAATGTGTTTGTTGGCTGTGCCATGATAAATACCTCAAGTATTAACTATTAACGATCAGTGCCAGTGCATCTTCGATGCTACCTGACTTCTTCAGTCTGTCTTTCTGCCGTCTTGCCGCATCTGTCTTGGTACTTACTTTTTTGGCTCCGGGCTTCATTGCAGGTTTGGCCTTTTGAACTTTCCTCTGCACTTCACCTTTACCGGCCATCATCTCTCGGTACTTCATCGCATCTCGCAACACCAAGAAATCCCGGTGTGAACTGATGCCTGCAATTTCTTCCGGCGTATATCCATATACATCGGTTGCAGTCCGTACCAGATTTTCCTTGAACTTGCCTGCCTTGCCGGCGTCAGCTAACTCAGGGATGACCTGAACCAATTTCTGAGCTTCCTGCTGAGCGTAGTGTGAGCGAGCAATTTGTTCCGCCTCACTTTGCTTTTGCATTACCTCTTGAACCTGACCCACGTTCTGTTGGTATGCCTTCATCTGATTGTCGTACTGGATCTTAGCTTCCATGTACCCGATCGGATCGGCATCGAACATCGCGCTGTCCGGCTCTGCAGGAGGAGTGAGGTTAGTACCCGACGCTTCTTTCTTAGCCTCGGCCGCCTGTTGCATCCCTTTCTGAACGTACTGCTGACCAGAGTAGCCACGCTTGAGCTCTTCCAGAGTTACCTGCTTATCTTCTCCGTCTACCTTTACGGTATGGATTTCACCAACAGGGTCTTCAGACTCGTCGTCTTCTTCTGCGTCTTCGTATTCGTTCTGTTCGCCGTCCTCTTCAGTCTCATCGTCATCGACTTCTGAAACCTCTGCAGGATCAACGTCCTCAACTTCTGCGTCTACGTCTTCATCGGCGTCTTCGTAGGAGTCCTGCTCAGGTTGCTCCAACTCGACCTCTTCGGTCACTTCTGCTTCAGTTGTTTCTTCTGGCTGAACAATCATTTCAGCCGCTTGCTCTAGGCTCACTGGCCCAGAAATACTATCAGTCGTTTCCACGGTGCTGATCTCCAGTATATTTTACTGCTTTTTGTCGTAAATTGCTTCTGCGTTAAACGCCGACTCAACGTACCTGTCAATCGCGGCAATGCCCTTCACAATGTTATGGGCCTCCTCGATTTCCTGTATGGTAGCAGAACTGTTTAAAAATACAGCAGTCTGCGTTTCTATAACCTCTTCCATCATTTCTTTGAAGACATCGTCATTGACGATTCTTCGTAGTTGATGCGCCCGCTCTTTTGGATTCATTAGAACCTCGTCTGTGGTATTGCCTCAGTTGGCGTTACGTCTGGATAACGTGGCTCAGACTGCATTGCTTTGATTCGCTCTACGTCTACAGCAGTGCCATATTTTCCTATCACTTCTGCCGCCTTAATAAGCAACTCCTGATCCATCTTGTCGCGCTCGCGATCGTCTTGGGCCAGTGCCTTCTGTGCGTCCAACTGCGCCTTCAGTGCATCTGACTGCACCTTAGACTGAGCTCGGATCTGTTCTGACTGGATCTGAGCCTGTGCAAGCGCCGCTGCTGTTCGCGCTGTGGATCCATCGGCATGTAGTAGCGGTCTGCGTTCTTGACGCCGCCCACTGCCAAAATATCAGCCAATGTGTTTCGGATGTTCGTCATGCCGACCAAGCCGTTTGTTGGACCGTAGCCCTGCCAGATCTGCATTTGAGTCTGTAGCGTCTGCATCAAGACTTGGATCTTCTCATCTTCCTTGCCTGTGCCTAAACCGACATTGACAGTTATGCCCATGTCAACGCTCCATGAGCGAGGATCGATCGGGGCGAACTGATCGCCTGCGATACGCATCATCTGATCTTCTGGGCTGTTCTCGGCAAGAGCCTTGAGCATTAGCTTGAACAGGCGTGTCATGCCGCCCTCTGCCAAGTTCCGAGCGATTACCTCGATCTGACCTGCCGCCGCATTGACTGTGAGCTTTGCCGCTGTCGCTGTGGCGTTCTGTAGTGCGTCTGGATCCAGTCCCATGGAGGCGCGAGAAACGCCTGTCTTTTGCTCAATGACGCTGTCGTAATACTGGAGCGCACCAAGTGTCTGGCCGGCCACGAATGGAACTGCGAGCTCACCAACAGCGTTTGGCTGTTTCATGCGAACCACGCCGCCAATCTCGTTATTCAACAGATCGTCAATGTTGACCTGTCCCTCGACCATGGTAGTGCGTGGGTTGTTTGTCATCGCAATATTGTCGAGCATGCCGCGCAGTATCGATGTCGATGCATTCTGATCTTCGATAATCAGATCAGCAACTGAGCGACCAAAGAATGCGTGTGGCTCCAACCTCGAAAATTGCAAATGGCACATCATTGACAGGCTCGTAGCTGAGTAACTTGTAGTCGCCACCACCCATCACAATGCGATGCATCTGAGCGATTCCTGTGCCATCGATATCCATCTTCATGTAGCACTCGGTAACCGCCACCAAGCGCATAGATGGATCTAAGATGTCTTCTTCTTCAACTTGATCGTAGCCACGGCGTTCAAAGTCTTCCGCCTCTGCCATCGTGTCATAATCACGAATGCCAGATAATTTTGACACTTCATCGTACTCGTATCCCATCGCCACAAGATCGGATACCCGCATCTCAGTCCGATGGCCTACGCAGTAAGCATCTTCAATTGACCGGGCAGATCGTGACACAAAGAACTCTTCTGGCGGCACTGAGTCAACGCACAGTTTTCCGCCCTTCTTGTAATGAGCCACGCGCAACGAATAAGTAGGGGTCTGAACCTCTGTGCCGAACTCATCTATCGATACAGACATTTCCATTGCCTGTTCCAATACTTCAACGTCATTGTCCTGAACGATCAGCATCATCTCTGCTTCTGTCAGGTTCGTGAGGCTGTAGTTTTCTGACTCCGTGTACTCATCCCAGTACACCTTCACAACGCCTGTCTTCTTCAGCAGTGCATCGTGAAATGCGTCATTGATAATCTTGTAGCCGTTCTTTTCCGTGAACTGGTTGTGGATGTATCGAGTCGCAGTTTCTGCTGACTGCACTTCCTGTGGTCCGCGCGGAACAAATTGGACATAGTTCTCATTCGACAGGAATACGCGCATGAGCGATGGTTTGATGCTCCGAATTGTATCACGCACCTTTGTCGCCACAATCGAGCTACGGCCTTCCTCGTGGCCCATATCGACCTTACCCTCAAAGTAGCGTGAGGCTTTAATGCGGTCTTCTGAGATCTCTGATTCGATGAAGTCGATCGCGTCTGTAACAGCATCGCGGGCAACATTCTGAATGTCGTCTTCATCCATGGATTCTGGGCCGTTGGTTTCTTCTTCGATCATATCGTCCATTTCTTCGACTTGATCTTCAACGTCCTCAATCACACTTTTGATCACTTCTTCTTCGATCATTCGTTGCCCCTAATTGTTGCGGCTGTTCCAAACATTGTAGATGGAAGTGTAACACTGTTGATCAGGAAATCTGCCGCTTGGTTCATCTGTTCCTGAGTGGCCCGATTCTCTTTTACTGCATCATAAATGACTTTCATTTGGCGCTTCGCTTCTTCGCCACGCGCCGATGTCATTGCCCGAGCAATCTCCTGCATAATTTGAGACTTCTGCGCCGCCGTGTATTCACCAGTTGCGCCTGTGACTGCTTGCAATACTTGGCGTGTTGCGGCCAGTGGCTCGCCTTGTGCAAGTCTCTGCAGTGCTCCCGGCTCTGTAATTTCACCGATCTGCTTTTGCAGTGCTTGGCGTGTTGCTGTCTTTGAGTTGGTTGCAACTGCCGCGCGTAGTGATAGTGCCGCGTTTGCTTTTTCAAGCTCTCGGAATAACTTGTTTGCGTTCTCTGTTCCGATTACAGCCTTAACCTTAGCTTGGTTTGCCTTAGATGACAGATCTCGCAAAACGTCTCGCAATGCATTGATATCCACATCAGGCGATGTAATTGTCGCCTTTACGCCATCGATTGTGCGCTGAATCCTGTCACGCAAACCAACGCGGGCATATAAACGCTGACCTTCATCGAGGTCTGCCAGATCTCGTACAACAGATCGCGCAGTGACATTCTTGTCCAACACGCTTTCACCGATAGTGAGCGCAGTGTCACGGCCTGCTTTATCACCACCCTGACGCATTGCTTCATTGTAAGCCGGGGCCGCCTCACCAATCGCTTTACGCAACTGGGCGTAGAGCGACCTTGCCCTACCTGCATCCGCTGTTGGCCGATTAAGGTTGTCTACTTCCTTGCCGATCTCACCTAATGCTCGCTTGATATAATCTAATTGAGTGACACTTGGCTCTTCAGCAAATCCAATCAAGTTGCCCTGCTCGTCCAAGTTGGCAACGATCTGACGCTGATTGAGCCCCTGCATCTTCATCGCATCATTTGCTTCTTGAACTGCTTTATTCAAGATTGACGCAGGCACTCGACTCAACACTTGGTTGATCGCCTGCCCTTGCGGCGAAAGGTAGTTAATCGTTGATCCGTATGCTTTAGCGTACGCTTCTTGACGTTGCGGTCTGGTAGATTCCGCAATCTCTGAGGCTATGTCTGTAACATCTGCCGCCTGACCACCTATGCGTGGCATAGGCACAAGAGTCTCGTCCATTACCCCTTCGAGCGCCTGACCTGCCTCTTTGGCTCGACCTTCGACAGCGCCGCGAGTAATAGCTAATGCGCCACCCTCTGTGGACGCCGCCGCATCAAGTAGAACCTGTGTAGCGATATCTGCATCAGCGATCATTCCCTGTTCGCCTGCGCGATCAATTGCCGCCAACATATCGGCCAAGTCTGAGTCACCTTGCTGTACAACAGACTGGATAACTTTTGCGGCATCTGGAGAGACGCCAAGCTCGCGAGCAATGTTGGTTACATCTTCGCGATCCCAGACTGTCTTTAACTGTGCATATCCACGGGCAAGAGTATTCCCGATTGCGGGCAATCCCACTGCTGTTGCCCCACCGATACCTCCGCCAAAAAACGCGCCCTCTTCTGCTTTCCGTACACGTTCAGCAGGAGTCTCACCTTCGCCGTAACCGTATACGCCACCCTCTGTGCCACCAAGTACAGTGCCAATCCCAAGGTATGAAAAATACTTCTGTGCGCGTGGGAGTTGTGCGATTTTATCAAGTAGTGCCGCGCCGCCTGCTTCAGCACCCGCGAGGCCGAGAATTGCCCCGCCTCCAACTCCGCCAGTCGCTTGGAGCGCCAATGCTTCGCCGGGCCGAGTAGTTTCCATTGCAGATTGTAAGCCGCGAATCTGCGCCTCTTCTCGTGGAGTGCTACCAAGAATCTCATCAGTATATGAACCAATGAATGGCAAACCCTTTAGTAGTGTCGCACTCTTTGCTCCACTGAATGCGCTTGGCTGTGCAAGGATTTCTCCTGCGCGCTTTTCTTTCGATGCCTGCACTGGGCTTTCACCACGCATTGCCGCATTGACAATATCAGGGTCTTTCGACGCGAGTCCTGCCTGTTGGTTAAGCACCTGCATAGAGCCGTCATTAAACTGAATGACTTGAGAGCCATCATCAAGCGTCTTAATTACATCGAACGCCTTTGACTCACCCGGTCCTGCAGTACCTTGACTGCGAGCCCATTTGCTCGCACCTTGTGATGCGGCCGGAGTGGCAACCTGAGATCCTTGACTTCTTTGCCACTTGCTCATTACTTGACCTCGACCCAGTTGCTATCGATATCTGGGTCACCGCCCTTAAACTTTATCTTCGTACCCGGATTATCAGGATCATCTATTATTGTCCCGGCATCAGGCCAGTTAGCCGCTCGCTGACCAAAGATTTCAACCTTGATTTGTTGCGCGTAATCACGCGCCTTTTCTTCGTTACCTGCACCTGCAACATTCTGCATAACGCGAATCATAACGTCACGGTTTGCTCTCTTCTGATCAATTACAGCTTGAGTATCACCGGGCTGTGGGAAGTATTGCAGGTCTGCGCTTGCAAATTCAGCAGGCCCAATTGCCGCACCAGATTCCCAACGCAATAGCGCGTTTACAAAGTCACGCTTTGCTTGAGCATATTCTTTGTACTCAGGAGTTGATAAGAAGTTGCCGCCTACTGGGACGCGCTCTGAAATCCAGTTCCTGATTGATGTCCCTTCGTTTTCAAACAGGTTAATTGTTTCCTGCGATGTAGACATGCGAGTGCCGAACGCCAAAGCCTTTGACTGCCCTTCTGTCTGAGGCTTGCCTGCCCCTGCCGCACCGCCTTCAGTAATTTCAAACGTGCCGTCTGGGTAAGTCTTGATGCTTAACCCTGCTTTCTGCCCGCCATTGATCATGAACTGGCTGTACTCAGGAGTGCCGGGTCTAAGCCCCGCCGCCTCAGCCCTTAGTTGCAATGCTCTGTATGTTGAAGGTAGCTCACTACCCTCGTCTGTTCCGTCATAGATGACAGCGCCAGTCGTTGGGTTGATGACCATCTTGCCGACAACCACTCCCTTTTCTTTTTCACGATACAGGGCGATGGCATCTTTTGCGCTCAACCCTGCGCGGATCGCATTAGCAATCTTTGGATCAACCTTGTCAAAATAAGCCGCTGTCTTGTTACGCAGTGATTCATCTGCAGATGTGGCGCGAATATCTTTTAGCTCTGCACCTAATACCGATGCCAACCCTTGGTCTGGAGTTAAGCGCATTGAGTTAAATGCAAGCGCCAACTTGACCATGTTCTCACGGTTACCAAAGTAACCTTTGACCTGATCCATGAATGTTGGGTCTTGCTCTAAACTTGGATCTTCATCCATCGCCTTTTTGACTTTCGCCGCATCTTGCGCTTTCTTTAAAGCCTCTTGACGGCCTTGCTCGTTTGCAACTGCCTGTTGCGCAGGCATTGGCTCTGACATTGGGCGCAATGGATCGTTTACATTAACTATGCGTCCACGCGCCAAGTCTTGAATCAGTGGGACAGTTGATTGCTCTACTGGCATACCATAAGGATCATTTGGCATGCTTGTCGCCAATATATTGCCTTCCGCACTTAGTTGCGCCTGTGGGCGATCCATGGCCTGCTGTAGCGGCGTTCTGCTGACAGGGCTCATATTGGGCTGTTGCATGTCCTGACCAGAACGTCTGAGCCCTTCCGTGATCATGTCGAGCAAGCCGGTTGCGCGATTACCTAATACAGCCACAGTTGACTCCTACTGTCCTCGGCTTTGTAAAGCCTTTAAGATTTCTTCCATACTCGGCGCTGAGCCGATGCCACCCATTTGCTGTGGCTGATATTGCATTGTACCGTAATTTGACGGTCCATAAGGGTTGGGAGCTTGCCCCATCACAGGAGCGGGCGAGCTATAAACCTGTGAAGGAGCAATGACTCCCGGTTCGATTTCTGGCATCTTGGCCAGTGATGCGGCAGTGCCGGCAAAGTTCTCTCTCGCCTTCGAGTAAGCCTCTTCGTCGATCGTTCCGTCTGGGTTCGTGTAGCCGAATGTATTAGCGATACCTTCTTTCATGGGCTGAAATGCTTCTTCACCCGCTCGCTTCAGTTCGCCAATGTTGTTCACCATATCTAAGATGCTTAAAATGTCCATTAGGCGTATCCTGTTTTATCGTCTGAAACCATGCTTTCAAATCCACCGTAATTTGTCATACCTTCTGATGGTCCGTATCCACCGCCATCTGTTTCCCAACCACTGCTACTTGGTTGAGTCACTGTCATTGGAACACCCTTGGCATTCCACATTGAGATTTGTGGGTTTGGCCTTGTGTCACCACCGAGCCCGAGTGAATTTCTCAGCCGATCCCAAGCGCTAACTGCAGGTATACCCTGCTGTTGTGGGTAACCGTACCCAAACAACACCTGACCAACTGTAGAAAAGCGCCTTGGATTAAATGGGTCATTTATGAGCGATGGGTTTTCTTCCTCCATCGACTTAATCTTCTGGTCATTCAACAGACCGATGGCCGCACCAACTCCGCGTGGCATTACAGTAGATGCTACGCCGATGGCTGTACCGGCCCGTAAAGCGTCCTGATACTCTCGACGTTGATCATTCACCTTGTCGGTAAACGACTTCATTAGCGAGCGCCCAAGAGCTCTGGGTGCGAGTAATCGACCATCAGGTAACCGTCAGAGTGCCTCAATACCGCCTCTGGGATCACGCCACGAATACGCTGTGCCATAACACCTCGAGTTAAGCCTGTCACGCCGAGAGCCTTGGCCTTGTCGTTCCACTTCCAAGTGAACAACTCGATGCCGTTCTTGAGCTTGCCGACTAGCTTGATATCTGTCTTCAGGCTTTCGTCTGATGCAGACGCCGCCAGTGTGAGGTAATCGAACAGACCCGGCTGTTTTGTCGTTGTAGTGCTTGTCGGTACAGTCGTCGCCCCGAGAGCCTGAGACACGAAACCGAGTCCCTGCTGTGGCGCTCCAGTGTAGCCTGCGTACTGAGCCTTGGCCGCGTCGATGAGCGCCTGCTCCATTGCCTGCTGTTGCTGACCCTGTGCCGCCATTTGCTGTTGGATAGCTGTGCCGTATCCGAATGATTGTTGCCCAAGACCTGCAAGTTGCTGTGCGCCTGCAAGACCGAGGTTAGCCTGCGATAAACGGTTCTGGATATCCTGCTGTGCCATTTGTTGGGCAGACTGGAAGCCTGCCTGACGCTGTGCCGCAGAGGTCTGAGCCAACTGCTGTGCTACGCCCGTACCCAACTCACCTAATGCGACACCGTGACGGGATCCGCCAAATGCACCTGCGCGTCCTGCTTGATAGTCGAGGGCGTTTATGCCTTGCTGTGCGCCACGCAAAATATCGGCCTGAGTTGCGTCAATGACCTGTTGCGTATAAGGGTTTTGGTACTGTCCGATATCTGAGCCTGCAATTGTACCGATATCGGTAGTTCCTGCACCTACAGTCCCGGCTAGAGCTCCTGCTTGAGCTCCTGCCGCTTGTTGCATTGGGTTGACGGGTACACCGCCAGTTGCCGCGCCTGCCATATTAGCCTACCTGATTCCCAAATAATGAGTTGTAAATCTCGGCCTCGGTAGGGTTGGCCGCTTGGCCTGCCTGCACTGCCGCCTGAAACTGTGGTGCTGAAGAGTAACCTGTCACACCACCGATTGTTTGAGCCTGTGGCATGCCTGAGAACGCAGTCATGTTTTCGTAGCCGGTTGGCATCATGCCGAACGCTTGTGCCGTGTCGATGTTCATCTGACCTGCCGCACGTTGCGCTTGATTTGGAGCCGCTACATCCAGTCCAAAGTATGGCTGATATCCAAGTTGTTGGACCTGTTCAGCGCGGGCAATGTTGCGTACCGAGGGCTCTTTGATCCAATCTGGAATTTCTGTTGCCGCTGTAGAGCTTCCGCCCTTTCCGCCACCGCTCATGTTATCTCCTTCGCGAGAGTCACAAATTGTTCTCTGTAACCATGATCGGCCAACACTCTTGACCAACCTTTACGTCCTGCGATTGTCATGGCACTGCAACCCTGGGATTTACCCCATTCTTCGGCTGACTTCTGCATATCGACAATCGTTTCCATGTTTCCGCCCGCTAAGAAGACATGTAAAACTTTCTTCATAGGATACACTACAATCTCTGTAACCGCACATGCGTCCTCGCCCGGCCACAGTTGCATCCTGCCCTCAATTATACCCTGTGCAACATCTTTTGCAGAGTGCGTTCCTCCGCTGTACTGTAACGCCGCATCTATCCAAGGTAGACACCTTTTCAACTGAAATACAATTTCAGGAAACTCGCCCGTTTCTTCCATTACACACTCTTCACCATTAAAGTTACTGACGGCACTGCCGGGCAGAATGATTCAGCCGCATACGACTCCAGACTTGTGTCCAGATCATCGACTGCGAACATCGCTTCCAAGTAATCACCCGCGCTCACATCAAAGATTGCCGCCCTTGCTATCGTCTTTGACTCATCATTGTCGTGTACTGTGACCTTCATTGTGGACCCGGTAACATCTGTACCGTTCAACCTCGGCCAGAAGTAAAATGTCTTTGCGTTCGCTGATTGCGAGTTCAGTTGGGCCGTGAAGTGGATGTAATACTTCCCGGAGTTGGCGAACACGATTCGACTGGTAGGTGTGCCAACAGAAATGCCATTGGAGTAAGCAGTGGTTCCCCATGTGATCGCCGTTGCCGTGTTGATCGTAGTGGCTGTCTGGTCTGTGAAGTCGACAAAAGCACCGTAACCGTATCCTTGGTCTGGCTCGTTTGCGCCGTAGCTCAGAGGAACCCACTCACCATCGTATGAGACAACAGGGTGACCGATCGATCGATCCCACATGAGGATGCCGTCTTCTGACGCTGTTTCGCCTGTAGTCAGTTGGCGTAGCCTGTCCTTGGTGCGTGTCAGCCAAGTATTGAGCCGCTCGCCCCAGTCAGACCAGTTTGCGCCATGTGGAGGAGGGGGTAACCAACTCACCGTCTGCCACCCGCCTCTGCGTTGACTCTCATCACGCCTACGCGCCAGTCATCGTTGCCTGTCGATTCGATACGCATACGCATCTGCCGCCCAGTAAAGCGTAAGCTTGTTGGGTTTCCGGTGCTGTATGGGCCGTATGTGCGCTCAGTGTCATTCGGGTAGAACCGAGACTTGAACGTCACGCTGACCTCACCCTGCGTCTCTTCATCAGGGATCAGTTGATTGACTTTCATGACTGTATCGCCATTGCCGAGTGAGATTGGGCCTGTCTCAGCGTATGGAGTCAGCAAGCCGTGGCCTACACCATGAAGCTCATGCTCATAGATGACCCCGGTAGGATCAACCCACAGTGGCTCATCGAACACGCCCTGATCTGCGCCAGTGGTTCTCTCGATCGCACCGATTTCCCAGTGGTTTTCGAGGTAGTCATACGCCACATAAGTGTCGCACTCAGTCGATCCCTGTGATGGGTAGAACCACCAAATCTCACCGTACTCGCTGTTATGCACTGCGAACACCTTGGTGATCTGGTTTTTGTTCATGCCCTCAAATACATAATCCTGTACATCACAAGCCATCTGCCGGGCAGTGGAGCCGTCAAACATGTAGAAAGACTCCTTACCCATCCAGAACGCGCCCTGATCGATGGCAACCAATCCTTTGCGCGATACAGCCCCACAGGCCGTCCCAACGCGCTCAAAGCCGTAGACGTATGGCGGGCCTTGGTAAGTCGCTATATGGGCGTCTACGTTGGTCAGAATGATGGCCCTGCCACGCATCCTTGCCCCACACATGATCTCGCCACTTGTCTGTAGCTCGATGTCACCTGCTTCGTTTGTTGCCGCAGGAGTCCACAGCGTATTGTCCTCACGGTCACACCAAGCGATCTTCCGAGGGTTGCCACCTGCTTGCATTGCAAAGATGAACCGCTCTTCAGTCACAAGAATTGATTTACATGAGGTTGGGCTATTTGCGATCTGAGCGGCAGGAGTGCCAGTGTCTAATTGCCACTCGTAGAGCTTGCCGTCCTGAGTAGCACAGCCGACTAGGTATTCACCCCAGTTATCCAGAGTCCATACATCTGTTTCTTGAAACTGACCTGTACCTTCGCGCTTCACGCCAAATAAGCCAGTGCCAAAATAAGAGCCGCCGTAAGCAGTATTAACTTCTGCGTCATCTGCGCCAGTCGTGAAAGATGTTGGGGTAATGTCAAAAGCAGAGCCGGATGCATTAACGTACACAAGCTCATTTGCTGTGCCGATGCCGATATTTCCGTTTTGTGAGTTATCAACCCATGAGTGCATTGCGCGTGGCGTTGCGGTCAAATCTGATGAAACGTCAACCTTCTCGTTCCATCCACCTACTGGGCGCATTGATCCTTGATGCCAACGCACAAGGTTAGCGTCACGCCACCGATTCGATCCCTCAAAGTCAGTCCCAACTCGATAGACACCCGGTTGGATTTTTAGTGGAATCAGTGGCATAACGGCACTCCAGTATGTGTCAGATTAGAGCGATGTTACCGCATCCCGAGCCGCATTTCCTGCCGCTACTGCGTCATCTTCTGAATCGCCATTAGCGATTGCCGCATCATAAGCCGCATCGTATGCCGCTTGCTTTGCCTCATTTAACGCTGTCGTATAAGCAGAATTCCAAGCAGTCTCTGCAAAGGCGTAATCCGCAAATGATGTGATTTCGCTGTTATGCGTGATATCACCTGTTGACACATCTTTGTTTTCAACTTCACCGTTTGAGCCATCCCAATGAACTGCATGAATGGTGTTTGCCAACCCAGTAGAATTACAAATAAAGAAAAGACCGTCCTTCCCAACTTGCATTTCGCCTGATCCGTTATTGATGATTACCCATGTTGCCATGTTTGTCTCCTTTACTCCCCAATTCTTGAGGAATGATGTTAAATATTATAATTGACATTACTCATTTAAGTAATACCAACCAGTAGCGATGTACTTATCGCATGAATAGACTGGATTGCCTCTGTGCGTATGGGTAAATGCCGCAGGGAAGAAGCACACAGTTCCTTTTTTTGGTTTAACTTTGATTCCATACTCCAGAAACTCTGTTTCGCCCTCTCCATCTGGAATATCGTTAAGGTATATCGTCCAAGTTAAATTTCTGTACGCGGAACCGTTTCCATAGGCGTGTTCGCAGTGCCAAATATGAAATCCACCTTTTGGCGGTGTCTTCTGAACTTTTATTGAGTTGCTGTAAAACAATTGCATCCCGACAGATGGATATTCCTCAATGTATTTAGAGAGCGCAGTGTCTAATATCGCATTAGTCTCTTGAGCCAACTCTTTTGCATCTATTTCAAACATAAAAGAGTAATCTTTTCTATTCCGGAGGCCATCATTAGTATCTTGACCTCGATAATGAGATGTTGTCGATTCAAGCTCTTGGTACTTTGCAATCATTCTTTCACAATAATCTTCTGACGCAGTGCCTTCGTAAACCCCTACAAATGATGGATTCATTGAACATCCTTTAAATCTATAAACTTGGTGTTGCTATTAACTTCAGCGTACACCTTCAGAAGCTCTTGCGATGAATTGTTAGCCTTAACCATCTCATTTCTGAACGACTCAATTGCCGCCCCAGATTGCCTAGACTGCATTGCGTTCTCAACAAGAAGCATTGGAAGCCATGCCATTGAGCACGAATACTCATCAACTTCTTTGCCTGAGTTCGGGTCTGTGCCACGCATTTGGACAAACCAAGCGCAATCTAGTTGCTTGCATGGCTCAAACCCATTCAGAGGACAGTTGTCCTTAACCTTCAATTCCATAGCTCACCCCCTCTTTGTATGGAAAAGTTTTAATCTTTCGATGCGATAATCAAGTCCACATATTGCACGTTAATCGATGCTGTACCAGAGCTTACTGCCAAGTTACCAACTCCGGGCGCGCCATTCATCGTTCCTGATAAGTTATGCGAGTGATTGTGTGATCCGCCACCGCCAGTAGAACCTGTGCTTGCGCTTCCAGAAACACCATAACCGGGGGTATTAGTGTTTGTGGCATAAGGCGAACCATTTCCTTTGTTTTGTGTGTGTGAGTGACTTGGAATCTGAGCCGTAGAAAGTGTCGTACTTCCAATGGTTCCAGAAACAGATACGGCCAAGTTACCAACAGCGGGTTCACCAGAAAGCGAGATACCGCTGACAGCAGGAGTCGCTAATGCTGTGCTGAACGCTGTTGTACCGCCAGAACTTACCGTTCCTGAGACTACACGCAATGCTTTGTCATCGTGTGTGGTCTGCTTCGTCCACCCTGTTGGAGCCGCTGTCTGTTGGAACAGCATCAACGTGCCTGATGGGAAAGCCGCCAATCCTGTCAGCGCAGAACCATCAATCGCAGGGAGCGCACCAGAAAGCGTTGATGAAGCAACCGTACCACTGGTGATGTTGATGCCTGTGACAGCAGTCGTCCCGTCAAGGAGATCGTCAATGGCATCGATTACGCCATTTATTTTCGTCCCCCATGTGTCCTCAGAAGCACCGACTTCGGGCTTTGTCAGACCATAAGTTGTAGTCGTTGTATCAGCCATTAGTTAATCCTCTAAGCGACATTTGACCATGTGATTGATGTTACTGGGATTGGCTCCCACTTCTCACGCCCGATTGATAGTGTACCACTGGTTCCAGTGGATGATGCACTACCGACCCTGCGTCTAATGTAGTTGATTATAACAGACCCGCTTGCTGACGCAGTACCCGAGCCTTTGATGGTGTACACAGCGTTTGCCGTAGACCCACTGGTTGCCGCTACCGCGCCTTCACCGAGCTTGATGATCTCTGCCGATGCGGTAGTGCTTGAAGTGGCCGTGACAGTCGAGTCACTGCCCCTGACCCTGTTGCCATTCGCCACAGAGACAGCAGATGTTACAGATACGATTGTCTGAAGGTCATTGAGGTCATAACGGTTGTAGCCATACAGACCAGAACCCCACGGCAGTTTGTCAGAGCGTTCGATGATTATCGACTCACCTGATGCTGTAACCGTGGAAGATGACGTTATCGCACCTGACGACTCGCGTATGCGATCAGCCAGTGAAACCACAACACCAGATGTGGCCGCAACAGTAGCAGGGCTCTCGAGGTTCCTGCCGCCTGAAGCAGTGAACGTGGACGTAGCCGTAATGGATACAGCACCGTCCTTTACAGTCCCGGAAGTACCAAAGTCCCCAAGACCGTATTCAAGGTTACCGTACCCGTTACGTTCAGTTGGCATCTATCAGTCCAGTGTTACGTCAAGGTCACCAGTCGGGATGCGGAATACGTCACCAGTGTCGATTGCCTTTGAAGCAGTCAGTGAAGCGTATGCCATCAAGTTGCCCGATGATGCCGCATCGAAAATGCCAACGTGTGTCACAGTGCCGTATGACGCTGTTGCTGTTGGGTATTCGATTGACGCGCTGTTGGTAGCCTCGTTACCAGTCACAGTGAATGCCGCTGACTGGCGAGCATAACCACCGCCTGATACCTCAGTACCACCGCCAGTGTCGTCTGGGGCCGCTGTGAAAAGACCGACATACAGCGTACCCGGTGCTGAGTAAGCGTTGCCGCCAAAAACGTGATCCAGAATTTCTGTCTCAAGGAAGTTTGTGAATGACATTATCCAAGTCCTCTAATGTTGAGTCTAATACC